AAAACAGATCATGGTACTTTTGAAGTACGTGATATAACGTTTAAGGCTCGAAGAGAGTTACATAAACTAGAAGTCAAAGCAATTACTAAAGATGGCGAGATTAATACTGAGAAGTTCTTTGATGTATTAGACTGGGTACTAAACTTTGGTTTTAGTGATCCAGAAAAAGACCTTGGCAAGTTAGATGATAATGCTATTGACTCAGTATTGATGTCAGTATACAACGCATATAAAGAGCCAAACCCAAAAAAGTCTTAATGCACCGCGTTGCGGTTTGGATGTCATATAAACAGCAACCAAGCCGCAATCTTCAGTTTCCATACAATGCGCAGTCTCCTACGCTCAAGAAAAAGATTACCTACACAGAAGAGGTATTATGGGAAGAGATAGCAAGACTTATAGAAGAAAGCAAAGATGGAAAATTTACGCTTGGTGCAGCGTTATATTACTCATTAGTGTTTTGTGCTGACTCTACATATTTCTTAACGCCTGAGACTGTTTTTGCGCTTGAGGAGTATATGTCTATGAAGAGGTTTAACTTACCATTAGCAAAAACTATAGATGACGCAGATTATCATCGCTTAGTCATCTTTTCTGCTATAGATGAAGAATTTAACGCACTCCAATCAGAAGATATAAAGAAGCAAAGTAATGGCTGAAAAAAAGTTTATCATTGAGGTTCGCACAAAAGGTTTTGCGCGAGCTAATAGAAATTTTAAGCAATTAAATACAGATGGCAAAAAATATGTAGAAACTACAAAAAGAATGCGTAGATCCACTGCTGGATTAGAAGCATCTTTAGGTTCTCTAAGAAATAGATTATTAGTAAATGCGTTTGCGATTGCTGCTGTTACAAAAGGTTTTCAAGTATTTTTTCGCACTGCTGTACAGTTTGAGGATGTAAAAACAAGATTAGTTGGCCTTACAGGTAGTGTAGAAAATGCTGAGTTTGCATTTCAGAAGTTTAATGCAGTAGCATCTCAAACACCATTTGATTTAGGTGATGTGGTAAATGCAGGTGCGCAGTTGCAAGCCTTTGGTAGTGTAGCAACTGAAACAATACAACCTATAACTGATTTGGCTGCGTTTATGGGTACAACTGCAACCGAAGCAGCAAATGCTTTTGGTCGAGCCTATGCTGGAGGAGCAGGTGCTGCGGACATTTTACGCGAAAAAGGTGTACTTAACATTATCAAATCTTTTAAAGGAATTGAAGATTTAAGCAAGATAACATTACCAGAATTTAGAGATGCATTAATTGATGCATTAGAAGCTCCTTCTATTGGTATTGCAGGTAGCGCAGAAAGAATGTCAAAAACATTTACTGGTGCTTTAAGTAATATGTTTGATGCGCTAGGAAGATTAACTGCATCTTTAGCAGATCCATTTTTACCTACATTAACTAGCGCAGTTAATAAAGTTACTGATTTTGCAAAGGCTACAAAAAATATTATTGCGCCTAATACGATTACCAATTTTGATATGTTTGGTAAGAAAACTTCTATAGTGGAAAGAGAGTTAAGTATGATGACTGTAAAGCATCTACCTACACTTAGAGAAATGTTAAAAAAGGCTGAAGAAGAATCTACAAGATTTCAAAAAGCTCTTGATGATCAAGCAAATGCAGCGCAAAGATCTGGAGATATTTTTTCTGGTGAATACACATTAGCAATTGATACTGGCAGTAAAACACAAGAAAACTATTTTAATAAATTAAAAGATACTAATTTGACTTTAATAGAACAAGCAGACAAACAGTTAGATTTAACAGGATCATTTTTAAAAATTGATGAGATACAAAAAAAGCAAACTGAAACTCAACAAACAACAAATAACACCACAAACCGCGCAACTGAGCTAGTGGCACTATATACTGAAAGAATAAAAGAACTTGAGTTAGCGCAAAAAAATCAAACAATTGCAACAGCAGAAGCTAATGCTGAAGAAATGCGCAGAGAAACTTTAATTAAAGCTCAAGCAGAATTACAAAAGATGCTTGCTGAAGAAGAAAAGAAAAAACAATCTGCTGCTGAATTTTTTAATGAAGATGATGAACGTAGAAGAACAAACTTAGCTGCGTTCAAAGAATTAAATGATTTACTTGCTGATTCAGAAAAAGAAAGGTTAGATATATTATCGTCATTTAATTCATTATTTTCTCAAACAGATGAAGGTCAGCGTAAAAATATTGAGAATACAATAAAACAAATAGAAGCAAATAAAGAATTAATTATTAGCCAAAACAATATCAGTGAAGCTGATTTTGATTTAGTAATTAAAAACTTAAATAGTGATTTAAAACAAACAGTAGATGTAACTGGATTGGCAGCAGCAAGTCTTACAACATTAGCAAGCTCTTTTAAAGAATTAACAGCAGATGGTGTAAGCACAGAAAAACAATTACAAATTATGTTGAGAACCATTGGTAGTATTGCGGCAATGATGCCAGGTGGTCAGTTGATTGGAGCAGGTTTTACAGCGGCATCTATGCTTGTTCCTGTTGGTCACACAGGTGGTTTAATTAAAAATAATAGTATCCAACGTTTTGCAACTGGTGGTATGGTCCAAGGTCAAGATAATGTTCCTATTATGGCGCAGGCAGGTGAGTTTATCATGCAACGCAGCGCAGTGCAAAACATAGGTGTGCAGAATCTAGCCGATATGAACAGAACTGGTAGCGCAGGTGGTGGAGTAACAGTTAATATACAAGGCAATATGATTGGCAATGATGAATTTGTACGTGATAATTTGATTCCTCAACTAAAAGAAGTATCCAATCAAGATCTAGCTTAATGCCTTTATTAAAAGCACCAAAAACACCACATGTAAGTGAAAACTGGTTGTTTCAGTTTACGGCTGATAATAATACTTGTTTAGAGTTTCATCCAGAAAGTAGTGCTGGTGCAAATGATGGTGGTTATATTGATTGCGGTAATGCTTTAGCTAATATATCACCTATTATTAGTTTTACAGTTGAATTTTGGCTAAAAGCTGACGATGTAACTTCTGTTGATTTTCCAATCATTTCAAAAACAGGTAACACAGAAGATAATGACGATAATGATTCTTTTATTGTTAAGTTGTCTAATAATGATATATTTATTCAATATGAATACGCTACAAACTCTAATATAACTCGAACCACTTCTGCATTTTCTATTTCTGCTAATACATGGACTCATATTGCTATTGTAAGAAGCGCAGATACTGATGATATACGAGTTTATAAAGATGGAGCTTTAGCAGAAACCATATCAGATTCTAGCACAGATAATGATCCAAGTGGTGCTGATAGTAGTGATCAAAGGTTATTTATAGGAGCTAATTTTGGAAAGACTAAGTTTTTTGATGGTGAGTTAGCTCATTTAAGAGTTTGGAATCTTGCTAGAAACGCTACGCAAATAGAAAGATATTATGAAAGAAGTGTTGATAGTAACGCTACAGGATTGGTGGGATATTGGAAATTGGATGAAGGAAATGGTACAACAGTTTTAGACTCTAGTAGTAATAGTAATAATGGAACAATTATAAGTAATCATTCTGATGGTGTAACAAATCTACCTACGTGGCAACATAATGGCTTTGATCAGTTTATACATTCTTTTGGTTTAGCTTTTGATCATACTTCAATTAGTTCAGAAACATTTTATGGCTCAGTATTGAATAGAAACATTACACTAAGAGAAAGTATGGATATTGTAAATGGTACAACTAGTACAAGTAATATTAGTCTTACTGTTGCCAATTTTACTTTTGAAGGTGTGGATTTTTATAAACATTTATTTAACTATGGTGAAAAAAATTATTTTAATAAAGAAGTTCGTGTTTTTGCCGAGTTTAATAATCAATCTTCATTAAGTAACTGTCAAAGAATTTTTACAGGTAGATTAGTATCTGTTAAATTAAATGATAAAGCTCAAGCGACTATGCAAATTAATACGCATAGACCTTGGACTGGTATTTCATTTCCGCAAGATCAAGATGAGGTAAGTAAAATTTATGTACCAACTGTTTATGGTAATTTTACTCCAAACGAAAGCACAGTAGGATCACCAGCTAATTGTGGATTCGATTTATTTCCAGTGCCAGTTATTGACACGAATGAATCTAATATTGTGACATTGATGCCTAGATCATATTCATCTGGAAGTAATGCACATATTAATTATCATTTAGATAATTTGAAATTTTTACCAGCATCTAAAAGCTCAGATAATTCTGAAACAGATGCTACAGTTTCTCGTGGTGGTAATAATGTCTTAATTACACCAGTGTCACATACATATATTGGTCGAGTTCCAGCAACAGAAAACGATCCTGACACATCAAATCAATTATTTACAGATGCATTTAAAGCATTTGATCAAGATAGCTCCACTGGTGCAACATGTACTTTTGCTAATACTTCTTCTAGTGCCACGCTTGGATTTAGTGGTGCTATATCACCATTTTATGCAACTATTTTAAAAAAACTTATTGTTACTTTTAATTATTCTATACAAAATGGAAGTATTGATTTAACAGCAGAATCTGATGCTTTTAATTCACCTATTCAAAGTACAAATATTAGCACAGGTGACGCATTTTCACCTGTAACTCTTATAGCAAATGTAGACACTGATATAGGTGCTATTTTTAGCAGTACTAACTTTGCTTTAACTTTTCAGCCAAGTTCTGGTCAATCTAGTGCTGGTACAATAAGCGTTACTTCAGTTTTAGCGCAGATACGAATTACAATTTTTGGTCAAAGTGGAGATAATACAGATGGTGATCGCGCAGATGCTAAAACTTTAGGACAAACAAAATATTTTTATAGTGGTGGTGCTGGACTAACTGCTTTATGGGATAGCAGCGCAATATTACATGGCCATGATATACATAGAGATCTGCTAATGAGATTTGCTGGTGTATCATCTACAGAGCCAAGTGGATACTCTGGATTAAACTCAGATCGTTTTCAAGAAGAATGGAAAGCAAGATTTTGGCAATTAGAGCCTACATCATTAAAGGATAACTTAGATAAATTAGCTTATGAATTTAGTTTTAATTATAAGATAGACGCATCTGGAGCATTAAAGTATATTAATGTATTACAAACTGGTGAATACAACACTTTTAAAAACGCTTCTAATCAAAGTAATTCTAATGAAACAACCACAAATATACTTAATTTAACAAAAAACGATATAACAAACATTACTATAGGCACAACTTCATTAAATGATGTTGTTTCTAAAATGAAAATAAATACAAAATTAAGTCCATCAGAAAAAAAATATTTAGCAAGTAAAACAATTACAAATACAACATCAATTGCAAAATATAATCATGGTGATAAAGAAGGCTTTAAAGAAGTAAACTTAGATTATAACGTAGGTACACCAGCTACAAATGCAAATCCAAATAACAATTTTTATGCATATCAAAACAATTTAATTGGAGAAATTCGTGGTATAGTCTCTTGTGAGGTTGTTAATTGTGCTTTGGGTTATCAATTAGAAACAGGAGATGTAGTAACATTTTCAGATATGCCTGTAGATTTTTTTGGTGAAACTTTTAGTAGTAGTAATTATTTTATGATTGTTGAATTAAAACGCTCGCTTGGAAAGGTAAGCATAACAGCAAGAGAGGTAGCATAATGGGATATCAAAGATTTGTAACGCCGCGTGCATATGTTTGCACTATAAATTTTAACTTAGCAACAGGATGGAACGATGCATCTGGAGCTACAACTGTATTAGGTGAAGTGGAAGTAAAAGACGACAGCGGATCAGATGTTTCATTTAGCTCTGGTAACAAAGAAGATTTATTTGACTTAAAACCACATAATGCAGTTACAATACCAGCATCAACACAATCATTTTATATACAATATGATACAGAACTAGGAACTAATTCTTTAGGTACAAATAATTTTTTAGCAATATTAAATCATAATTTTGATAATGCAGATGCAGTATTTAAAGTACAATGTAGTGATCAAGAAAATTTTTCAAGTGGAGTTACTGATCTTTCTGCTCATACAAGTAATAATGCTTCGTTTCGTGTTATTAATGCTGAAGAAAACGATACTGCTCCTGAAATTGATCCACAAAATAATGGCTGGACATTGATAACATTTAACGCTCCTACTAGTGCTGGAAATCAATTTTTAAGAATTACTATAGAAAAAGAAAATGGAGCTAGTGTAAACTTTGCTACAGATCTTGTTATAGGTGGTATAATGTTTGGTAAGTATATAGATTGGCCACACTCTGTAGATTTAAATCTAACAACAACATATGATTATGATGGCACTAAAGTTTTTAATTCAGTAGGTGGTAGCACTTATTCTAATGCATCTTATTATGGACCACCAGCTTGGTCAGTAACTAATCCTTGGGTAAACACAACTACATCAAATCAGAATACATATGGATTTCAACGCAGGTATGGACGAAAAAAACATAATTTAAAATTTAGTTTTATACAAGATACAGATTTATTTAGTGCAGATCAAACTGCTCATCCTGGTTTTTATACTGGCTCAGACTTGCACTCACAATTTTATAATAGAATTATTGGTCAGCATATCCCATTCTTATGGACACTAGATAAAGATAGCACTACGTCAGGAGATTATGGTTTGTATAGATTGGCTAATTCATCATTTTCATCTCAACAAGTAGCACCTCAAGCATTTAACGTTTCTTTTGATATTGTAGAAAGCTGGTAAAATAATCCTTGCCAAGTGTTGACAAAGTTTCTTAGTTTCTGTCAACACTATGAAAGAATTAAAACAACATATGAGAGAGTGTGGCTTTTCACAAAACCAATTAGCTAAACATATTGCACTCGATAAGTCCATGTTATCACTAATGATAAATGGCAAAAGAAAATTTAGACATGAACATAAGGTCCGCATTGCGCGTGTACTTGGTATTAAGATGGAATTTATTAAATGGCCTTATTAGATTTGCTCCATAAGACATGGGCAGTACCACTTTTAATAGTGTACCCACAACTACTCTCTCTCTCTTAACACTATTAGGTGCTGCCCATGAAATTTAAAATTACAATTAAAGACAGTGATGAGCGATTCAAGTTTGCACATGATTGTCGCAAAATATTCGATAAGTCGAATACATACAAACCGCAGTCTAAGGAATCAGATATTGGTATTCAGGCAGAAATAACTGAAAACCAATATAAAAAAGTGATCGCCTTATTAGAAAGACGCGGATATTCATATAAACTAATTAAGGAGTAATCGATGAGTGGTTTACTTAATGCTGATTATAGCGTGCCTTCCAGTGGTGAAAGCAGCTATATGAAGTTTGTAAAAGGTGAAAATAGATTCCGAATATTAGATACACCAGTAGTTGGTTATCAATATTGGCAGGATGATAGGACACCAGTTCGTATTAAACTAGCTAACGAAGCACCTGCTGGTGAAAAGCCAAAGCATTTTTGGCAAGTGCCTGTTTGGTCTGGTGGTCAGGTAAAGATACTGGATATTACGCAGGCTACTGTGCAGAAGCAGTTACTAGAATTAGATCGTAATAGTGAGTGGGGAAACCTATCACAATATGATGTAATTGTAAATAGAAATGGCGATGGTATGGATACTACCTACACTGCAACGCCATGTCCTAAGTCACCGATGACCGATGAAATAACTAAGGCTTTTAAAGAATTTAAAGCCGATTATGATCCAAACGCAGTATTTGAAGGAAACGCCGCTACCCAAGAAGAAGAGCTACCTTTCTAAATATGCCTTCTTCCGCATCCAGAAAAGGCTACAAAGGTGAAGTCGAGGTCGTAGAATTGCTCCGCGATCTTGGCTTCACCGCCGAGCGTTCATGGGGAAGTGATGGGCGCAGCTTTGGCGAAAAGAGTGATATAG